GGTGCAGGTTGACGCGCTGCTGGTCGTGCTGTTCCTGCTGGTCGCGCCGCTCGTTCGCGTGGTGCAGGTGCTTGTGCTTCCTTCGGGTCAAGCGCCAGCGAGAAGAACTTCTTGCCTTCCATGCGTGAGCCTTCTTTACCTTCGCGCACCCAAGCCTTGAGCCAATACTCCTGACCGTCAACGGTCACGAAGCCTGTGTACTCAGGGTCTTTCTTGCCCTCGCGCATACGCTCATTCTTCGCGAGCATTCCGGTGTTGTTGTTGTCGTAAGCCATGCCTTATCCTTCTGTTAAGTTGATGATTCGCTCCGACAGAATCAGGCCATCTGTCGAAGGGGGCGGCTGCTTCTTCTCTCTTGGTGGCTCGACTTGGGCAGCCACCCAAGTCCAGAAGTCGGCCAGTCTTAGGTGCAACCAATCCCAATATTCATTGGAACGGGCAACACGCCTAATGCTCATTTTTTCTGGTGTCCAGACCACGAAGTCACACCACTGTGTGTTTGTGATTTGCATCCCGCCCTGCATCTGCGCCATGTAATAGGTTGGGATTTCTGGGTAAATGATTTGGGAGAACGGGCATTTGATTTCACCCAAGCCCTCAGACCCAACAAGAAAATCGGGTGAACAGCCAAGCCAAGCAAGCGTCGGGTGCGGTACGAACCCCACCAAATCGACGACAACAGATTCTGAGTTTTGGTACGCAGCCACCGCATCGCTCTCATGCTCTTCACCCCACATCGTTGCTGGATTGCCTTCGAAAATCTCCATGCCCATCTGTCTGCGCCACAACTGTTGGCGAGAGCCGGGGCCAAGGCCAGCCGCTTGCCCAAACTGGGATGCAGTCAGCTTGCCTTCGCGAGCCTTGAACCACTCATCTGTTTTCTGATGAGGGTTGTGGTTGTCGGGGGTACTCACTCCAGACCTTTGGCCAGTGCTTGCGAATACTCTGTTGTTGCAGCTTGCAACTCTTTGCTCAGCTTCGAGAAGCAAGCGCGGAGGGCTTCAACAGATTCACAGTTGGCTAAGTCTTCCTTGGCTTTAGTCAAGGCTGCTGCCGTGACTTTTGGTTCTGGTTTTGGTTTTGGCTCAGGCTTGTCACCCTCGTCTGGCAAGTCTTCGCCAGCGTAGATGTAGAGGCCCAGACCATGCAACGCAATCGCCTTGGCCAAGCAGCGCTGCATGGAGGTGTTGATTTGGAATGCGTCGGGGTTGGTGATGGGTTTGTTTCGGTGGTCAATCACTGGCAACTGCGCGGTGCGTGACACGCCAAATGCGTGGACGGTGCAGAAGACCATTGCTGTGCCGCCAATGTCCACAAATGGGACGGGCAGGGCGGTAGCTGCGTCGATGCCAAAGCGGTATTCCCAAGTGGCAGAGGGGTCTCGTTGGAGGAGTTCGTCAACCGCATAGGCCCAGCTCAGGTATGAGAGACCGTTCTTCTTTTCAATGTGGTCGTTGACGTTGACTTTGCGAAGCTCATTGAAATCCACAGGCGTGCTTGTGGGCGCGGGTGTTGGTGTCTGTGTCATGGTTAATCCGTTCTGAAAACAAGGAAGTTTGTTTTCTGAGTCGGATTATGCGTGCGTCCTTGTAGGTTGTAAAGGGTTTTTGTTAATGTCCTAGTGAATCACAAGGATATGTGTACCAAAGGCGGGATGTGTAGGGGTTTGCTGCTGTTTTAATGTAGAGGAAAAGATGCAAAGCCCAGCCAATGTGGACTTTGCTGTACTGCTTACTTGATTTTGCGGTAGCTGCGGTGCTCTACCATCACGCCAAGAAATTTGATGTCAGCCTCTTTCGAGTTGACTGTTGGCCAATCGCTGTTCAACGGGACAAGCTCGTAGATACCGGCCTCGCGCTGCCTGTACTTGCGAAAAGTTACTGCGCCTCCAATGTGAGCCGCCACAAAATCACCCGGCTCTGCCGCAAGCGTTGGGTCAATCACAACCCTGTCTCCCTGCTTGAAAGCTGGAGCCATGCTTTCACCTTCTATTTCAACTGCAAACGAACCACTACCAACATCTGAGTCAGTCATCATTACCCTCTTGTTTTTGTTTTCTCCCGATTCAGTAAAGCCCACAACATCAGATGGCGCAAGGAGAGGAACGCGCACAACAGATAAAAGCACACCCTCAAGTTCAATGCGAACCATTGGGTCAAACTGGTCTCCTTCGCCAGATTGAAGCCACGCAGGATTGACACCAAGCACTTGGGCAATCTTGGTTGCGTAGCGTGATGTTGTTGCTGGCGAATCTGGTGAGCAGATGTAACTGATGGTCTGCTGCTTGACACCAACAAGCCGCGCTAATTGCGACTGCGTTAAATTTTTTTCTGATAAAACCCTGCGAATCCGTGCGCCTAGGTCTGCCATTTAGAGTTCCCTTAATTTAATACTTACGTTTGTCAAATAATACATACATCTATTTAATACTACAACTCCCTTGTTACACAATCATTATGACTTGTATAACTACTTTCTCCTACAAAGTACCACATCTCCTACTAAAACACAAGGTTACTTGTTGACACAGTATCAAGACACAAAGATACTTGTGGCTGACGGGCAGGTAATGATTCGCTATCTGCACCGGAAAGCCTCTGAACTTTGTTCCTTTCATAAGAGGTGAAGCCCGTCCCCTTTGGGGCTTGAAAAGAATGAAGCAACGCTTGGCGGCGTTTTGTAGCAAGCCATAGTCGGGACTCTGCTGGTGTTACCCAGTCCGCCAACGCCGAAAGGCGAGAGTCCCGTCTATGGCTTTTTTCGTAAGGCTTATATGACGAACACGAAGAACTGGTTGGCAGCATGAAGCGCCCATCATTTCAGTTCTACCCATCCGACTGGTTGCGCGACACCGCGCTTCGGTCTTGCTCTACTGGCGCTCGTGGCCTGTGGATAGACATGATTTGTTTCATGCACGAAGGTAATCCCTATGGTTACTTGAAGGTTGGGGAGAAGGTTATCCTTCCGGCCAACCTTGCTCGCATGTGTGGGTTAACTACCGAAGAGGTGGAAGGTTGGCTCACCGAACTCAAAGAGGCGGGTGTCTATGAGGTCGATGAAGAGGGAGCCATCTTCTCTCGCCGGATGATTCGAGACGAAAACCTCAGAGCAGTGCGGGCTGCGGGCGGTAAGCTCGGCGGCAACCCCAACTTGAAGGATAACAACAAGGTTAACCTCAAGGATAAGCCCAAGGTTCAAAAGAAGGATAAGCAAAAACCAACCCCTTCATCTTCATCTTCATCTTCATCTTCTAACCCCCCTAACCCCCCAGAGGGGAATGGGGTTGAACAGATTGATGTTGAGGTTGATGACATGCACGGGTGCGCTGAGTTCTGGAAGACTTGGCCTTCTGGCCCTCGCAAGGCAGGGATGGTTGCCATACAGAAAAAATGGGTGACTCGTGAGTTGGCGAAGGAGGCCGACGAAATCCTTGCTCACTTGCGATTTATGAAAGAGACGGATGACTGGAAGCGAGGATTTGCGCCAGCACCCATGACCTACATCAATCAGCAACGCTGGAAAGACGGCATCCCCAAGACAGGGGAAGACGACACATTTGCGGGGGTGATGTGATGTCAAAAGTAATGTTGCCAGCAGCCCGTGAGATTTGGAACATGCGACTGTCCGGCAAGAAGCCAAGCACTGTGGTGTTTGTCAGTCTTGTTGGCGAGTTGAATGTTGGGCCATGCGTTGCCATCCCTCCAGATGTCAAGCCAGAAAGCTGTGAGTGGCGCTGGGTCGTAGACCTGAGCACCACCCTTGTGTTTGACGAGACGGTCAACAAGGCCCGTATGTGGGCTACCTGCCAGTCCATCCTTCGCAACGCACCGAATGGTGGCTATGCCCCGTTCAGTAAGCACCTTGGGTACTTGTGGATGTGGAACACCACCAGCAAGATTGCCAGCCAGTTGAATTGGTGGCGCGGCATCGAACCAATTCCCGAGTGGGACATTGACGGCATCCCCGAAGAGTTCAGCGCTCACCCTGTGAGTCGTTGGGACATCAAGACATTTGAAGGTGTAGCACCGCTATGAGTTTCCAAGACCTAACAATTTCAGACGACACCATCAACTTCGAAGAGCTGGCCAGCGAGCCAATAGATGTTGAACGCTTGGTATCGCCAGATGGATTTCGCCAAGACACCATCGACTACCTCATGGGTACTGGCCAAACCTACGGCGCGACATTGCCTTGGGGTGAGACGCATGACAACATCCGATTCCGTCCGGGAGAGGTGAGTCTGTGGATGGGTATGAACGGACACGGCAAGAGTCTGTTGACCAGCCAAGTGTTTCTCGACTTCATCCATCAAGGCCAGAAGGTTTGCATTGCCTCGTTCGAGATGAAGCCCAAGGCAACACTCGCTCGCATGGCGCGTCAAGCTGCAATGGCAAGCTCTCCAACAGAAGCATTCATTCACGGCTTCATTGACCACGCGATTGGCAAGCTGTACCTGTACGACAAGCAAGGCAACGTCGATGCACAGAACTTGCTCGGCATCATTCGCTACGCAGTTCGCAAGCATGGCATTCAGCAGTTCGTGATTGACTCGTTGATGAAGTGCGTGAAGGGCGAGGACGACTACAACGGACAGAAGGATTTCGTGAACAGTCTGTGTACGCTGGCGCAAGACGAGAACCTACACATCCACCTCGTGCATCACAGTCGCAAGCTGC